TAAAGGTAAGTGGTATTTTGAAGCACAAAATATTACATCTACTGGGGCAATGTTCGGCTTCGGTAAACCTAATAATTGGGCAACAGGAAACCCAAATAATCCTGGCAATGATACAAGTAGCTTTGCAATTGCTAATGATGGAAACGTTTACTACAACAGTAATACAGCAGCAAGTGGTTGGGCTGCATATGCAACTACAGACAAAGCAATGATTGCTGTAGACCTTGACAATGGATTTTGTTATTTTGGAAAAAATGGAACATGGGGAAACTCTGGTGACCCTACAAGTGGCTCAAGTGGTACAGGTGGGTTTAATTATGTAAGTCTTGTTACAAATATATCGCTGGGCGATGAGTTAGTACCTGCTCTTAGAATCAGTTATACACAAACACATGGTGCTATGTTTAATTTTGGTGGCTATACAATTATGACAATCTCAAGTGCAGCAAGTGATGCCAACGGCTACGGAACTTTTGAATACGCACCCCCATCAGGCTACTACGCCTTATGCACTAAAAACTTAGCACTTTACGGATAATAATATGGCTTATACAAATATAGACGACCCATCTGCATATTTTCATGTACAAACTTATACAGGCACTGGTCCAAACCAAGATGTCGTAAATGATGCACATTCAGGTGATTTTAAACCTGACCTTCTTTGGATAAAAAATAGAACTAATGCTAGTTATGGTGCTGTTTGTTATGACTCAAGCAGAGGTGTAAAAAGACAATTTTATTTTGCCCCTGATCATTATGGTGATGATGCTGAAGCATATAACGCAGATGGACAAAGCTCTGTACAATTATTTAATACCAATGGTTACAGAGGAGGCTCATCTAGTAATATTTATGCAATATTATGGATAAATGGTTTAAATGCTGGGTATGTAGCATGGCAATGGCAGATTAATGGTGGAACAACAAGTAGCAATAGTGATGGAAATATAAGCTCTACTGTTCAAGTAAATCAAGATGCAGGACTAAGTGTAGTCTTATGGACTGGCACTGGTAGCGGAACAGCTAATCCAAAAATTGGTCATGGTCTTGGGGCTACACCAAGTGTAGTTTTTGTAAAAGCTCGTTCACAAGCTCTTGGTTGGATTGCATATCATTCAGGCATTGATGGTACAAACTCAAGAAATAAATATATATTACCACACGATAATAATGCCGCTGGTACACTTGCAAATTACTGGGGTACAGCAACATCAGGCGGTGTAACTTCAAGTACTTTTGGAGTTTATGCAGATAATCAAAGTGGTAATAATTATCTAAACTCTACTTATGTAGCCTACTGCTTCGCAGAAAAACAGGGTTTTAGTAAGTTCGGCAGTTATGTCGGCAATGGTGCAAATTCAGGACCATACATCTACCTAGGCTTTAAACCTGCTTTTGTGATGGTAAAAAGAACTGACTCAACAGGAAGTTGGATAACAAATGATCGTAGACGTAATGGCTTTAACCCTGATAATTTAGATATGTATTTAAACTTAACTGATGATGATGAAGATAACGATAGATTTGATTTATTGTCTAATGGGTTTAAAGCAAGAAGCAATAGTGCAGTAGGCAATGCATCAGGTGGTTCATACATCTACATGGCATTTGCAGAAAATCCATTCACAACATCAACAGGTATACCAACAACAGCAAGATAATATATAATAGGAATTAATATGTGGGCATTAGTAGAAAACAATCAAGTAACTCAGGTTTATACCAGACCTAAAGCAATAACCATTGGGGATGTATCTTATCCACAAAATATCTTTATGCTTTGGTCAAGTGAGGAACTTGAAGCAATAGGCATTTATGAAGTGGTTGTAGATAACAGCAACTTTAAAAATCCATCTTATTACATCAACACCAATCAATCTTTTGACTTTGCTAACGATGTGGTAACTGCATCTTATGGTACAGCTACACCTAAAGCATTAGACGATCACACTCACACCGATCCAGATACAGGCGAAGAAACTTTAGTTCATGGTCTTAAATGGAATCACAATCAAGTGATTATCAATCAAGCCTATGGTTTATTACAGCCTAACGACTGGTATGTGGTCAGAGAAAGTGAAGCTGGTACAGCTATTCCTGCTGATTGGTCTACTTTTAGAACTGATGTCAGAAGCACAGCAGCAGATATGCAAAGCAAAATTGATGCTTGTACCACAGTTGATGAGTTAGCAGCCTTGTATGAATACAATGATGCTGAACCACCTGTTAGACCATTAGGCGAGTTTCCAACCCCACCAAGTTCATAATTATTTATTAGGAGAAAACTATGACTGAAGAGAGCAAAAAAGAAGAACCAATCATCATCACATTTGATGATGTGCCTTACAGGGCATCTGATCTAAATGAAGAGCAATTGCCTTTGGCTGTTGACTTAAATCAAATAGTTCCAGAGCTTAGACAATTAGAGCAAAGGCACTCTAGATTAATGAGAGAAAAAAATCATTTGGTTCAAGACTTTAAACGTAGCTTGGAAGTGGAAACACCAGAAGATACACAACCAGAGGAATCTAAATAATGGAACTATTACCAATCCTTAACTCAATTATTATCTGTGTCCTAGTTTGGGTACACAAAGAAGAAATCAAGAAACTTAAGAAATAATGCCTAACTCCAAGCCAACAGTTTCATCTGTACATCATGAGCTTTTGCGACATGAAACTGAGTGCAGTGAGCGTTGGCGTACCAATTTCAAACAACTAGACAAACTAGAAGCATCTATCACCAGAATGATGTGGTGGATGATTGGTGGTCTTACAACCATAGGTGCTAGTTTGTTGACCTTAACTCTAAGGACTCTATTTACATAATGAAATTCAACAAAATTAAAAGCCTGATAGGTGGCTTAGTGCCAACAATTGCTGCTGGCATGGGTTCACCTGTTGCTGGCATGGCTGTGAACATGGTGGCTGATGCACTAGGTTGCAAGCCAGAGCCTAGATCAATAGAACAAGCTCTAGGTGATGCAACACCAGAACAATTGCTTAGACTTAAAGAAGCAGAACAAAACTTTGAAATCCAAATGAAACAAATGGATATAGATGTTTTTGCTCTTGAGACTCAAGACATTCAAGATGCTAGAAATAAATTTAGCAATGACTGGACTCCTAAAGTCTTGGGCTTGCTTTCAATGATTGGCTTTATGGGTTACATCTTTTTTATTACTGCTTTTCCAATTGATGATAGCTCTGACGATATTGTCATGCTAATCATTGGATCATTAACAGGTATAGCTACAGCAGTTATATCTTTTTATTTTGGAGCTAGTAATAAAAAGGAGAAATAATGTACGCTTTTATGCATCAAGAAGATAAACATTTCGATAGAGATTTAATTAAAAAAAGGTTGATAGATTTCGAGGGCTTAATTCTAAAAAGCTACACTTGCCCTACAGGATATACCAGCGTTGGCGTGGGTAGGAATCTTGAGACCAATGGCATCACAGAAGAAGAAGCCATGTATCTGCTTAATAATGATATTACTAACGTCATTAAAGATTTAGATAAGCACTGGATAACTTGGCGTAAGCTTCCTATCACTGCTCAATATGTTTGTATAGACCTAGTATTTAATATGGGCATAAATTCATTTATGTCTTTTAGACGTACCAGAAGTTACATGGAACTTAACGAATGGGAAAAAGCTGGTGATGAGTTGCTCAACAGCAAATATGCAGAACAAGTAGGCAGACGTGCCATATATAACTCGGAGCAATTAAAAAGCTGTAAGGAATAAGCTATGGCTAACCCTAAATCTGTTGGGGATTTTGGCGAATATTTAGCAGCAGCTTACTTGTCTCTGGTCAATGAGATAACCACAGTTCTAATCGTACCTCACGAAGCATCAGCAGATATTATTTTTGAATACAAATTGAAGCTGTTTCGCTGCCAAGTCAAAACTGCATCTAAAATAGAAGATAATAGAACAGGCTGGCGTTTTGATTTAAGGCGTGGGGTCAGTGCTAAAGATAGAACCTACAAAGACAACAGCATTGATCTGTTTGCTTTAGTCTCAGCAGAGCACAAGAACATTATCTTTACTCAACCACCCAATAAAAATCAAATCACATATTCAAATGAGCATATGAAAAACAACGATGCTCTCAAAAACCTGCAAAATATTATCTCTGAAATTAATTAAAATAATTGTTTACATATATATCTAAATATTTGTATAATAGGTTATTCATTATTAAATAGGAGATAAAATGAAAAACACAACAACAATACAATCAAAAAATAATATTGCAGAAGGTCATCGTGCCTATGTTTGGATTGATGATGGGTATGACTACGAGCCCCAATTGGTGGTCAGGGTTTTTAAATTGTTAGAAGATCAGGGGAAAGCAATTTGCACAATGGATGGAGAAAAATATACATTTCTTATTGAAGATTTATCACCAATGACTTAACCAACCCCACCAGTAACAAGCTCCTTCATTGGGGCTTTTACTGGTAGAACTAACACATTTTTTATAGGAGATAAAATGGAAAAGAAAGATTTAATAAATGCGGTTACTGATTATTTAATTAGTAACAAAAATGATACTGACTCTGTTTGGTTCACTGATAGCGATGTAACGATTAGCTGGGATAGTTATGAGGAAGCATTTTGTATTAGTGGTTTTAGGGCGAATAATTTTGTTGATGGTTATTGGGATTATTCATCATCTGCAAATCTGAAGCATTGGATTGCTGATTTAAAAAAAGATGAGCTTGAAAGATATTTAAGAGAGGTAGCGTAATGAGTAAGAAATTAATTACTAAAGTAGGGGGCGTTAAGATTGTGGCTGACAACCATGAAGAGTTTATCGCTAAAATTAAGCTGGCATTAAAATGCCAGCAGAACCATCGAATCTTCAAGCAAGAAGAATTTAGATTAACTAGAGGGGAGCAGAGATGAGATTAAGCTATAAAGAAAAATTTTTTATCATGCATATCATGCAAGAGTATTTGAAAGGTTTTGTTGTTGGTAAAAAAGATAAACTTATTGTAAATAAAATTATCAATAAATTTCAGGGGGAATTGTAATGGTAGGTAAGCTAACAAAAGACGATGAGCTATCAGCATCAACTGTAGCTAATGCAATGGGCAAAGGTAAATACAAATCTAAGCAACGTCAGTTGCAAGAGCACATCAAAGCCAAGCATGGTGAGAACATTAGGTTTGACCAAAACACAGCTATGGAGCTGGGAGACTTTTTTGAAGATGGCATCATAAGATTTGCAACTGAGAAGATGGGTCTCACAGATGTAGAGACTGAATTTCCAGAAGCTTTTACCCATCCATTCTTTCCCATTCAATGTTCTTTAGATGGAACTGCAATGGCTAATGATCTAACTATTGAGGAGAATCCACAGTTAGGCATTTATGTTCCAGACCATGAGCATATCACCATCAATGGTAAAGGCATCATTGAATGTAAATTAACTAAAGACTATCCAAAAGACTATCCTGAAGATTGGCGTGGCTGGATTCAGCTTAAGACTCAAGTTGAAATCACTGGCTGCTCTTGGGGTATGCTGGTGATCTTTAGTCATATTGCCAATGAGATCAATTACTTTTTCTATCAACGTGATCCAGCCTTTAGCGAAGAGTTAAGAATTATTGCTGATGACTGGCAGAAAAGAGTTAAGACAGAAACTTACTTTGATCCTGAAACCTCTGATGATGCTTATGCAATGTTTGAGGATATCCCAGTGGCAGAAGATGTCTTGGAGATAGATGATTCTTTTTCTGGAATGATTGCAAGGCATGAGAATATTAATGCTGAGATTAAAGAGCTAGAAGAAGAAAAGGACTGCATACAAACTGCATTAATGGAAAAGATAGCAAACCATGAAAAGGCTGTTTGTGGCTCATATCAGCTTGACTGGGGCTACATTAATTACAAAGCTACACCTGAGAAGATAACGCCTGCTAAGGAAGCCAGAAGCGTTAGACGTAAGCAGGTGAGGATTAAGGAAAGGAAATGAATCCATATAAAATACCAGAGCCAGCATTGATTAGTTTTAGTGGTGGTAGAACATCTGGATTCATGCTGTGGAATATTCTTCAAGCATATAATGGGAAATTACCAGAAGATATTTGGGTTGCCTTTGCTAATACAGGTAAAGAAGCCCCAGAAACTTTAGATTTTATTAATGATGTTTCTGAAAAGTGGGGCGTTCATATTAATTGGTTAGAGTTATCTATACATGAAGAAAAACCTATTTGGAGAACTAGGCAAGTAAATTATAAAATTGCATCAAGAAATGGCGAGCCTTTTGATATGTTGATAAAAAAAAGATCATTTTTACCAAATTCAGTTATGAGATTTTGTACTTCAGAGTTAAAGATTAATGTCATGAAAAGAATGATGGAGCTGATGGGGTATAAACAATGGTTTAATGTGGTGGGATTAAGGTATGACGAGCCAAGACGAGTAGCCAATATAAGAAACCAAACAGGTAACAAATGGACTAGTATTACTCCTATGGCAGATGCAAAACACACTATTAAGGATGTTATTGAATTTTGGGATAAGCAAAACTTTGATCTTAATTTAAACGCTTATGGTGGCAAAGCACCAGCAGGCAATTGTGATCTTTGTTTTTTAAAGGGCATGGATACTACTATTAAGATACTTAAAGAAAGACCAGAAATGGCTGATTGGTGGATAGCCAAAGAAAAAGAAACTGGGGCAAAATTTAGAAAAGATAGACCTAGTTACATTGAATTGTTAGACATAAGCAAACAACCTGAAGCTGTTGGTCTGTTTAATGATGATGACCAGATGACTTGCTTTTGTCATGATTGAAACGAGGGGCAGCAGACTTGAAGGGAGCGTTATAAGGAGAGTTTTGCCACTGCCCAAAAATATTATAGAATAAACATGGAGAGTTTAGATATGAAAACAGGAATAAAAAATAAAAGAAATAAGTTGACAGAACGTACAACTACCCAAGCTATTTGGGTGGACTCAGAGATACATCAGTTGCTTAAGGAGCATCAGGTAATGTCTAGGAGCTCAAGAAGTCTAGGTGAGTTAGCAGCTCATTACATCAAGCTAGGTATTTGTGATGCTAGGAGTCAGGAGAAATGACTCAGTATGATCAGGTAGTCAGGTTGCAGGCATTAAAAAATGATGTCTATGAATGGGCTAAAAGAGTGAAGTCTCACTATATGCAGACCAGATATGGTGATGGCTTTTATGAGATAACCTTTAACGATGATTCCAAAGAGATCATGTACAACGATGGATCAGTTAAAAGGACTGAATCACCCCATGACTTTGAACAGCTTGTGAGATTGTATGAGCAAGATTATGGTGAGCAGTGGTAAATTCTAGAAACAAAGGTGCAGCGTTTGAGCGAACCATCGTCAAGCTGATTAATAACTTTTGTGAGAAACGTGGATTTGATGAGACTGTTAAAAGGAATCTGGATCAATACCAGAATAAAGGAATGGCTGATATTTACTGGCGTAATTTTGCAATTGAGTGCAAGTGTTATGCAGGCAAAGGATCAACCTTTGCCCAAGAGAAATGGTGGGCTCAAGCTTGTGAAAGTGCTGGAGAGGATTTAATACCTGTGCTTATTTATAAATACAATCGCAACAAAGCGAGGTATGTATTACCAGCAGCTTTAATGTTTAAAGGTGTACCATTGAGCAATCAAAGTGTAATTGTGGGCTATGTTGATGACTTGTGTAATGACATTGATGTAATATTAGATCATGCACATAATATTTGATGACGATTTTGAAGAGTTTTGCTTTCGCAAGTATCAGAATTATCTGTTAGGAGCTGAAGCATTAGGGATCACCGATGTCGGTGATTTTTGGAGCTACAAGACTAGGAACATTGAAAGTCTTGAAGCAGAATATAACGAAGGTGCAGACAAAGTTTTGCACTGATTTAAAAGGAGCGTGCTATGGATTTTTTTGAAGAAAATTCTGGTGAAGGAAATGGGTCAAATTCTTATCTTAAGTTTTTGGCAAAAGAAAAGGCGTGGTATATAGGAGAGAATGTCTATGACATGGAATACATCCTACTAGACCCTGATACTATCCAGACTGGTCTGGGCAGATATTCAGGTGGCTATGAGTTTGAATTCTCTGATATTCCATTTAGTAAAGTCGAAAACAAAGAAGGCTGGAAAAAGGCTTTCAGTGTTTGGGCTTTCACAAGCGATAAGCAAGTCGTGCAATGGGAACGAGCAGCATGGGGAGAGCTACAAGGCTTTAAATCCATGTGTGAGAAGTTCTGGATGCAAAAAGCAGCTAACGAAGGTCAGTTGCCTTGCTTTAGATACTTAGGCTCAAGAGGTGTTAAATTCGATTCTGGATTCTCCAGCGAAGTGCCTGAGTTTGAGTTTGTTGCTTGGAAACCAAGACCAGCAGAGTTTGTTATTCCTGCATGGGCGAATGATGAGGATGTACCAGCACCTGTTGCTGAAAGTCCTGTTGAGAAAACAGTGGTAACTGACGATGACATCCCATTTTAATGACAAACGAGGACTGGGCATCAATAGCTAAACCTATTGGCTTAGAATTACTTGGCGAACCAAAGTCTGAAACATCGACTGAGGTTCGCTGGGGAACTCATGGAAGCTTTTGTTTGAATAAGCAAACAGGGGGCTTCTATAGCTTTGAACTTGACGAAGGTGGTGGTACTATGTGGCTACTTAAGCACTTCGATCAAGATATAAACGAAACACTTAAACGATTTGGTTTTGGCGATGAGGGAGCAATGTCTGACGACATTCATTTTATCTCCCCAAAAAAAGAAGCACCTTCATCGCCATCTTTGACCAGAGATCAATTTGTCGAGCTCTGGTTGCAGGCAAGCATCAAGATTAAATACTCTGATGACTTTGCAGTGCTGAGATTCCCAGAGGGTCATCCTAGAAGCAAAATTAAATATGCACCTTTTAGCAAGCGTGGTGATCTTTGGTATATGAAACGCCCAGAGGGGCTTATGCCTTTGTATCTATCAGATAGAAGCGATGATAAGCCTGTGCTACTTGTCGAAGGTGAGAAGGCAGCCATAGCAGCCGAGCAGATATATGCTGGGCAGGTTGCTTGTCATCATGGGGGCTGTAAGGGCTGGGATAAAACAGACTGGTCAAGCATCTATGGTAGGCAGGTTTACATATACCCAGATAATGACGAAGCTGGGCTCATGTTTGCAGAGGAAATATCTACTTACTTAAGAACTAATGGCTGTGAGGTAACTATTGCAAAACCTCATGCAGATTTGCCAGAAAAAGGTGATTTACATGAAGCTAAAGAATTGGCTATTTACAGCGATTCTGATGCTCTTGAGGACTATATCAAAAACACCCCAGTAGACAGACCCAAAGGAGCTTTATACTTCGAGAGAGCTGATCTGGTGATGTCTCAGGTGGATAATCCTGATTGGCTTATTAAAACAGTTGCAGAGAGGTCTAGTTTGCTTGGTGTATTTGGTGCACCTAAGTCTGGAAAGTCTTTTGTGGCTATTGCTATGGCAGCAGCTATAGCTAATGGCTCTGACTTCTATGGGCATAAAGCAAAACGTGCTCCAGTGGTTTATCTATGTGGCGAGGGTAAGCGTGGGGTTAAACGTAGACTTGCAGCGTGGAATCAATCAAAAGAACCCTTAGATGGTGCTCCTTTATTCTTATCTAACAGAGGAACTCGAATACTTGATCCAGACGAATATGCAAAGCTAATAGCTGAACTAGATGTGATTGAAGCTCAGGAAGGCGAGTTAAGTTGTATTATATTTGATACGCTTAACAGAAACTTTGGAGCTGGGTCAGAGAATAGCACTGAGGATATGACGTTGTTTATCAGTAGGATGGATGAGCTTATCCACAAATATGAAGCTGCTGTGATTATCGTCCACCATACAGGACACTCATCTAATGGCAGGCAGCGTGGGAGTTCTGTGTTAGGTGCATCAATGGATTATGAGTTTAAGATTGAGCGTAAGGATGACACTAAAACTGGTGATACCCATGAAACAATGTTTGTAACTATGGAGCAGACTCTTAACAAGGATGGTATGGGTATGGAGAAGATTAACTTTGAATTTAAAGAGGTTGAGCTTCTTGGGTTTGAAGATTTGACTTCTGGTTACTTAGAAGTAACAGATCATGTAGTACAAAAAACAGAAAATTTAACAGGAACAGCAAAAGAAGTTAACAGGGGGTTAAAAAGGTTAGCAGCAGATAAAGCAGCAAAAGATGGTGGCAATGAGGAAGATTACACGTTTACTGTTGGTGATTTAGTTGGAACTTGTAAGACAAAAAGTGGTACAGATATGGCACGTTCTAATATTGATCAGTACATAAAACAAATGGTTGATAAGGATCAGGTTGTTAAAGTTGATAATAACTATCAATCAATTGAATATAAAAAAATTGTTAAATTCGAAGGCAAATTTGATGATAAATAAAGTGTATGTAATATATGTATGTTTGTATGTAAATGTATGTAAAATCGTTGAAAATATGTATGTATGTGTATGTGTGTCTAGAGACACATACAACATACATTCAAAGCCTTACATACAAACTCACATATGAAAAAACCAGAAAATAAAACATATTCTTCTGTAACTTTAAAAATGCTGGAAGAATATCAGGCAGAGAAAAAAGAGTTTCACACCACTTGGGGCGATAAACACAGAATAGATCGTTTAGTAGGTGTTGATCTCAGGGTTAAGTTTATGAAAGCAGAGCAGCTATTTAAAAAATCTGTTGCTGAAAAGAATGATATTCAAACCCAGAAAATGATTCAGATGATGCGAAGAGCATATGTGGCTTTGATGAATGAGCTTATGACTCTTGGCTACAAACCACTTGAACCTCACATACGCTGTTTTGATTGGGATGGAGTTATTTGGTATGTTACAGACTTAGATTATGAAATACCTAGAGCTATGCAACGTTACAAGCATGAGGGTGAAGCTAATTTTATTAGCATACAAGAACTGCTTAGGTGTGTACCAAAAGAACTTATGGATATGAGACTGGAGTTAGCAATGATGTTTGAGGGCAGTAAGTTTGTGAGGATAGAAAAGAAATGATCACACTATGGCTGATACCTGTATTCATTATTCTCTGGGGCTTAACCTTTTACTATATGCAAGAGGATGATGATGAGTAAGGGTAGCAAGCGTAGACCAGAGAAGGGAACACAATACCAAGACAATTGGGAAAAGATATTTAACAAAAAGAAAAGGAAGAAGGATGCCAATAAAGATAAGTAAATCGCAAAAGGTTAGAGATAGACAAACAGGCAGAGTAAGCACTACTCACTATTATGCTAAGTGCACCAGCACTAAAGAACTAAAGGATATGATTGATAACCCATCAACCAAACCAAAGATCAAACAGAAATGTAGAAATGAATTAACAAGGAGAATGAAATGAGCAAAGATATGGTAAACCATCCAGAGCATTATCAAGGTGGAGTAGAGTGCATTGATTACATACAACAACAGCTTGGAGCTAACTACCCTAGCTATCTGGAAGGTAGCATCATAAAATATATACACAGGCACAAATACAAGGATGCCAACATACAGGACTTAGAGAAAGCCCAGTGGTATCTCAATAAGCTTATAGAGCATTACAAAAACTTATGAACATAGATAAAGAGAAACTAAAACAAAAGATAGAGCAAGGTAAGTCTAGCCATGACATAGCCATGCAGTATGACGTACACCCATCAACTGTTAGGCGTAAAGCTAAAGAGTTAGGACTTAAGTTTGAAGCTAAGTCTCACTGGAGAAAGAAATGACATTGAATGTATCTATTGAATCTAATATTAAAGAAGTAACTAAAAAGCTAAATAGATTCCAGAAGAAGCAAGTGCCATTTGTTGTTGCTGATTCTATTAACGAGGTTAGTGTTAAGGCTGTTAATGCAATGAGATCACAATTAGCTAAGAAGTTAGATAGACCCACAATGTTTACTAAGAAGGGGGTGCAGCTTAAGTTTAAAGCAAGACCTAAAGACTTATCAGCATTGATACAGATACCACCAATCCAATCAAAATATTTAGAGAAGCAGATTGAGGGTGGAATGAAAACAGCAGACAAGCAACAGATACCAGTGCCATATGACAAGGGCATACTCAATGCATATGGAAACATAAGAGGAAAAAAGAGTGGTTTGATTCGTAGGAACACTGAGTTCATTGGCAATGTAAAGGGCATCGATGGTGTATGGCGTAGAACTGGTGGCAAGCGTAACCCATCACTAAAACTGTTGATTGGTTTTGAAAGAACAGTTATGTACACGAAGCGAATAGAGTTCTACAAAACTGTTAGCAGTGTTGTTAAGAACAACATCAATAAGATCATGGCAAAGAACTTCAGTAAGCTAGGTGGCAAATGATAGGTTCTTCTACAGCGTACACTGTGGGTTATTCGCGACGTCAGTTTCTTTTTAGCGACAACCAATCTCAAATAGGGTAAATAAGGCACTGTATGGCTACACAGAGAGATATTGCAGAACATTTGGATTTATCGGTCAAAAGGGTCTCAGAGCTCATTAGAGATGGCATATTGCCCTCTAAAAAGGGTAGATCACCACTAAATACCGATGTATGCAGAGTTGCATACATTTCTTACTTAAGAAAATTGGGTGGATATAACAAAAGGTCTGGAACTGGAGACATTGCAGAGGAGAAAACGAAATTAACAGCAGCTCAAGCTAGAAAAGCAGAGCTAGAGGTTGAGGAGCTTGAAGGGCAACTCATACCAGCACAATTGGTTGAAGATACTTGGATAGATTATGTTGCTAATGCTAGAGCCAAGCTATTAGGCTTGCCATCAAGAATCGCACATCAAGTAATTACTACTGACAAATATGCTGAAGCAGAAATAATAATAAAAGAACAAGTGCATGAAGCACTTAATGAGTTGGCACAAAATGGAATACCTCAAAAATATAGAAAAGGTGATTCAGAAGTCGAACCAGACTTGGACTCCACCACCGAATCTTAAGATCAGCGATTGGGCTGATCACTATAGAAGATTATCACCTGAGTCATCAGCAGAAGCTGGTGCATGGAGAACTGATCGAGCTCCATATCAAAAAGAAATTATGGATTCATTTAATGATCCTGATATTCAAAGAATTATATTTATGAAATCTGCTCAAGTTGGTGCTACTGAAATACTTCTCAATGTTATTGGTTACTACATAGATCAAGACCCAGCCCCTATGTTAATTATGCAGCCGACACTACAGATGGCTCAGGCTTTTTCAAAAGATAGATTAGCAACCATGATTCGTGATTCTGAAAAGATTAGACATTGTGTTAAAGATGCAAGAAGTAGAGATAGTGGTAATACAGTTTTATCTAAAAAGTTTGCAGGCGGTAACTTAAACATCGTTGGTTCTAACTCTGCTGCTGGTTTGGCATCAAGACCAATAAGAATTGTTTTAGCTGATGAGACTGATCGTTATGAAAATTCTGCTGGCAGCGAAGGAGACCCAATATCGTTAGCTACTAAAAGAACCACTACCTTCTGGAACAAAAAGATATATATGTGTTCTACCCCAACGATTAAAGGACTATCAAGAATAGAAACTGCTTTTGCAGAATCAGACAAGCGTTACTATCATGTACCATGTCCAGAATGTAATGAGAAGCAAGTATTAAAATGGAAGAATGTAGTTTGGGAAGAAGATCAGCCAGAAACAGCTAATTACGCTTGTGAACATTGTGGCTCAGTTATAGGTGAGTCTAAAAAGCAATGGATGCTTAAGCATGGTGAGTGGATAGCATCAGCACCTAAATCAGATACAGCAGGATTTCATATATCAGAGCTTTATTCAGTCTGGTCTACTTGGGCAGACATGGCTAAATCATTTCTTGAAGCTAAAAAGAATCCAGAGATGTTAAAAACTTGGATTAATACTGCTCTTGGTGAATCTTGGGAAGAACAAGGCGAAGCAGTTGAGCATGAATCACTATTACAGCGTAGGCTGAACTATGACTACACCACGATTCCAGAAGATGTACTCATTCTGACTGCTGGTGTTGATACTCAAAAAGATCGTTTAGAGTTACAGCTAGTTGGTTGGGGTAAAAACTATGAAGCTTGGGTTTGTGATTACAAGATATTCTGGGGTGATCCTAATGCACTAAATGTTTGGAATGATCTTGATGCTTATTTGAAGAAGAGATTCAAAACTGAATCTGAAAGATTAATACCCATATCCTGTTGCACCATTGACTCAGGTGGTCATCATACAAATATGGTTTATCAGTTTACCAAGCCAAGACAAGCCAGACGTATATTTGCAATCAAAGGTTTATCGCAAGCAGGCAAGCCTATTGCCAATCGCCCTACCTTCGTAGGTAAAAACAAAGCTGTGCTCTATGGCGTAGGCTCAGATAGTGCAAAAGAAGCTATCTTCGCTAGATTGTCTGCTGAAGAGGAAAATACAACCCTGCATTTCTGCTCAGACTTAGACGAAGAGTATTTCAAGCAGCTTACAGCAGAGAAGCGTATTACTAAGTTTGTTAGAGGTAGGAAAACGCTAGTTTGGAAACAAGTTAGACCAAGAAACGAAGCATTAGATACGCTTGTTTATAATTTTGCATCTATCTACATTCTTAATCCTAATTTTGATGTAATTGAGGAAAAAATGCTTACACAAGAATCAAAACCCAAAGAACCAAGACAAAATGCACCACAAAGAGGAATAAACAGAGGTAATTTTGCTACTTCTTGGAAATAGTCTAATTTAAGCAAAAATATTGACATTATCTCAATGCACCATAGTGTTAGATGTAGATATATCTAAAACATTTATGAGGTTTTTGCTTGAGCAACGCTTTTGATTCAACAAACTATCCAAGCCAAGTTCCAGTTGAGTTACAACTAGGAGATTTCTGGGCGTGGAAAAGAGAGGATTTATCACAAGATTATCCTGTGGCTGCTTACTCTTTATCTTATGAATTCAATTTAGTTGATGGTGCTACAGTTGCAAACTTTACTTTAACAGCATCTGAGTCTGGCGATGATTACATAATCGAAGAATCAAGCACAGCTTCTTACACAAAAGGGAACTATAACTGGGTTTCATACATAACCAGAACATCTGATTCTGCAAGAGTAAAATTAGAAGAGGGTTTTGTTGAGATTCAAGATAATTATGCAACCACTTCTGCTTCAGTCAGAAGTCATGCAAAGATTGTTTTAGATGCAATTGAAGCAGTCATAGAAAACAGAGCCACAATGGATCAAAGTTCTATGTCTATTGCTGGAAGGTCTTTATCAAGACTTTCAATAGATGAGTTATTAACTTTTAGAGATAGATACAAAGCTGAATATCTCAAAGAAGTTAAACAATTAAGAATTAAAAATAAAAGAGGTTCAGGAAATACGATTAAGGTTAATTTTGGTCGTACAACTGGCTCAACACCTAAGAGCGACATAACATAATGGCTTGGTATAACAGAATCATTGGTGGCGATACACCAAAACAAAAAAAACGAAAGGCTTATAGAAGAAGTTATACTGGTGCTAACACTGGCAGATTATTTGCAGATTTTGTAACCACATCTACAAGTGCCGATGCTGAAATAAAAGATAACATACGAATCCTAAGAGATAGGGCAAGAGAGTTAGCTAGAAACGATAGCTACATTGCTAGATACCTCAATCTAATGGTATCTAATGTTATCGGCAAGCATGGCATAAGAGTTAGCTCCAAAGCTAGGAACGATGATGGTTCTTTAGACATTGGAGCTAACCTGCTCATTGAAAGAGCTTGGAAGGAATGGTCTCATGTTGGCAACTGTACTACCAATGGCAGATTGTCATTTTTAGATTGTCAAAAGATATTTATAGAATCTCTGGCTAGAGATGGTGAAGTTCTAATAAGAAAAATAAAAAACCCTGACTCACCTTTTGGTTTTCAATTACAGTTTTTAGAATCAGATCATTTAGACGAAAATAAAAATGATGTTTACAAACCAACTGGCAACAAAGTTAAGATGGGTGTTGAAGTAGATCAATATGATAAGCCAGTTGCATATCATCTATACAAAGATCACCCATACAATAGAAATTATTTAAGTCAAAACCAGCACATAAGAGTTCCTGCTGATGAGATTATTCATGCTTATATGCCACAAAGAGCAGAACAGACCAGAGGAGTTTCCTTGATTGCAACTGCTATGGCTAATGTAAAAATGCTCAATGGTTATCTCGAAGCAGAGATAGTTGCAGCAAGAGTTGGTGCATCTAAAATGGGCTTCTTCACTTCACCAGATGGCGATGGTTATGTTGGTGATGGTGAATATGAAGATACATTCAACCCAACAATGAACGCTCAAGCAGGAGTATTTGAGCAGCTTCCAGCAGGTATGGACTTCAAAGCATTTGACCCAAATCATCCAACATCTGCATTTGATTCTTTTACAACCAGCGTACTTAGAAGCATTGCATCAGGTTTAAATATTTCTTATCACTCACTATCTAACGATTTAACTTCTGTTAATTATTCTTCTATTAGACAAGGTGCTTTAGAAGATAGAAGTATGTATCAGATATATCAACAATTTGTAATTGAGCATTTTGTAAACCCAGTATTCCAATCATGGTTGGAGATGGCTATTTCTAGTGGTTACATTAATTTACCAATGGGCAAATTTGACAAGTTTGCCAGATCGGTAAATTACATTCCAAGATCATTCGCATGGATTGACCCACTAAAAGAAATGCAAGCCAATGTTATTGGTTTACAAAATGGAACACTTACATACTCAGACATTTCTGCATCTTATGGCAGAGATACTGAAGAGCTGTTTGAGCAACATCAAAAAGAAATTGAGTTAGCGAAACAGTATGATATTGAATTAGCTTATCAGCCATTTGGTCAGAAGTTACCAGTGGAAGCTAAGATACAAGGTGGCGAGGAAGAAGAAGATGGCTAGACCAAATGCAGGCATGAAGTCAGAAGCTCAAAAGGGCTTAGACTGGCGTGAGGAATTTGGCAGAGGTGGTACTAGGGTTGGTGCTGTAAGAGCAAGACAAATAGTGGCTGGTGAGAACTTATCAGATCAAACCATTAAAAGAATGTACAGCTTCTTCTCCAGACATGAGGTAGACAAACAAGCAGAAGGATTTAGTGCTGGTGAAGATGGCTACCCTAGTAATGGCAGAATCGCATGGGCTCTCTGGGGTGGAGATGCAGGTTATAGTTGGTCAAAAAGATTGGTGGAACAAATGAAAAAAGATGAAGATAGAGCAGCACCAGATGCATTGAAAACTGGTGATTTTGTAAGCTGGGATAGTGCTGGTGGTAGAGCCAGAGGAAAGATCATCAAGATCGAAAGAGATGGCAAGATTAATATTCCAAATAGCGAGCTAACAATTACTGGTACTCCAGATGATCCTGCTGCATTAATACAAATTTATAGAAGTGGTGAACCTACTGATACCGAAGTGGGTCATAAGTTCAGCACATTAACCAAGATTAATCCCATAAGGGATTTTAACGATTTCAATTCAAATGAATTGGAAGTACATCCAGTAGAAAATACTGAGGAGAAAACTATGTTAAAAGAAGATAGACATATCCTCAGCGTTTCTGAAACTGATAACTCTGTTATCGTTGAGTTTGAGAAACATGAGGATGTAGAAGAAGGTGAAGAAGTAGAAATGGCTGAGGAAGTTTCTATGATGGATCAAGATGAGGAAGAAAGAAAGGTTGTACATATGCCTATGAAATATAGGACTATTGATCTTTCCAGAGCTTCTTATGTTGATGAGGAAAATCGTAGAGTCAGAGTTGGCGTTTCTTCTGAAGAACCTGTTGAAAGAAGTTTTGGCATGGAAGTGCTAGGACATTCTGAAGGTGATATAAACATGGAGTTTATAGCATCTGGGCGAGCACCACTGCTCCTTGATCACGATATGACCAAGCAAATAGGTGTAATTGAAGAATTCAAACTTGACGAGACAGCAAAAAGGACAACTGCTGTTGTACGCTTTGGAAAAAGCGAACTAGCTCGAGAAGTATATGAAGATGTCAAAGATGGTATTCGTATGAATATCTCTGTAGGCTACAGGATAGATAAACTGGAGCGTATTCAACGTGATGGCGAGGATTATTACAAAGCAAATTGGACACCAATGGAAGTTTCTTCTGTTAGCGTTCCTGCTGATCAATCCAGACTTGTAGGCGTTGGGCGTTCTAAAGATAAACAAACTAAAACTCAAATAAAGGTAACAAAAATGACTGAAGAAGTTAAAAATGAAATTAACCTTGATGAAGTTAGAGCTCAAAGTGCTGACGAAGCAAAAGCTGAATTCAAAAGAAATTCAAAAGAGATCATTGATCTTGCTGTAAAGCACAATAAAAGAGACCTAGCTGACAAGGCTATTCAAGAAGGTGTATCTGTTGAAGAGTTCAGAGGAATATTATTGGAAAACATTTCTAATAACACTCCTTTAGAAACTCCTTCAGAAATCGGATTAACACCAAAAGAAGTTAGAAGATTTAGTTTAGTAAAAGCTATTAACGCTCTTGCTAATCCTTCTGACAGAAATGCACAGCGAGCTGCTGAATTCGAATTCGAATGTTCAGAGCAAGCTGCTAGAGAACATGGCAAAGTAGCACAAGGAATTATGCTTCCTGCTGACGTTCTTCGTAACTGGACTAGAGACCTGAACACAAGTGATGACTCTACTCTTATCGCTGAAGATTACAAAGGTGGTGATTTCATAGATGTTCTAAGAAACTCATCTTCTGTAATGCAAGCTGGTGCAACTATGCTTCGTGGATTACAAGGCAACGTGGTTATTCCTAAGAAAACTGCTGCTGCTTCTGCTGGCTGGATTGCTACTGAAGGTGGAGACTCTGCTGAGTCTGAATTCACTTCAGGATCAGTAACCATGTCTCCTAAAGTTATCGGTGCTCACACTGATGCTTCAAGATTAATGCTTCAACAATCTTCATTAGATATTGAAAACTTAATCAGAGATGACCTAACACAATCTATTGCTCTTGCAATTGATTTAGGTGCTTTGGCTGGTAGTGGTTCAAGTGGTCAACCAACTGGTATTGCTAACACTTCTGGAATCAATACAACAACATTTGCTGCTGCTAGCCCAACTTTTGCTGAGGTTATAGCTATGGAAAGTGCTGTTGCTGCTGATAATGCATTGTCTGGTTCATTGTCTTACATTTGTAAGCCAGCAGACTATGGAACATTGAAAACAACTAGCAAGGACACAGGTTCTGGAATGTTTGTTGTTGAGCCTGATGGAAGAATGAATGGCTACAATGTTATCAGAAGTAATCAAGTAACTTCAGGTGATTTCTACTTTGGAAACTTTGCTGACTTGTTAATTGGAATGTATGGTGGATTAGACATTACTGTTGATCCTTATGCACTTTCAAAAGCAGGTGGTGTGAGAATTATTGCTCTACAAACTGTAGACGTAGCAGTTCGTCATGCTGTTAGTTTCTGTAAGTCATCTGACTAATTAGCTGATGCTTAAATGGAATGGTGGGGGAAACCCCACCACCTTAATTATGAAAAAATATAAAATTTTACAAGACACAGTTGCCAATGGATCAAAGGTTCATGCTGGAGATGTAGTAGAACTAGATCAAGAAACAGGTCATTCATTATGTGGCTATGGCAAGGCAGAAATTCATGTTGAAAAACCAAAAGCAAAACAAGCTGATAGAAGCGTTGGTTTAGAAACATCAGAGGTTAAAGCTCCAAAGAAAAGAGCTAAAAAATAAATCATGCCCATCGAGAGTGCAGCAGATTTTAACTCCTATGTAGACATCAACACAGGTCATGGAGTTACTGCTACATTCTTTGAGGTGCAACAATCATTATGGGATCAGAGAAATGGTCTCATAGACACTTGGTTTGATATTGATTCTGGAAATACAACCAATATCAACATCATCATAGACCAAGAATATTTCAACATAGAAGGCGGCACAGTTCCTGTTGCTGGGTATCAGCCCAGAGCAATTATTAAAGCAACTGATGCTCCTTATATATCGCATGAAGATAAATTAGTTGTAAATGCTATTACAACTAATAGGGGTAGTGTATTAAAACCAGAAACAACATTTTTAGTAAAAACAGTTGAGCCTGATAATACAGGCTTAGTTTCACTAGTATTAGAGGAGCAATAATGTCTCAATATCAAATGGAAACAGAAGAAGATATGATTGCATATTTAGATATAGAATATGGTCATGGTGTGTCTGCTGTTTACACAAATAATGGATCAGATTCTACTATTAAAATTATTCTAAATAATGAATATGTTGAACAAGAAGAAGGTATAGGTGTGGAAGCAGTAAAACCTATAGCCTATTGCAGAACCATAGACGTTCCAAATATATCATTTGGAAATACTTTAGCTGTTGCAGCTATCAAAGACGTTGATGGTAATACATTAAAAGCAGCACAAAATTATACAGTTGTTAATATACAAGCAGATAGAACTGGTTTTTCTGCTTTGATGCTTGAGGAAATATAATGGCAAATCATATTAGACAACAAATCAGAGAGAAACTTGGAACAACCCTAACAGGATTAACAACCACTGGCTCTAATGTTTATGAGTCCAGAGTTTACCCTTTAGAAAATGCTTCTTTACCAGCATTAATTATTTATACAAAATCAGAAACATCTGAGCCTATAGTTATAGGAACACAAAGACTTATGAGCAGAGAGCTCTCAGTTGTAGTAGAAGGTTATGCCAAAGCTACTAGCAACTTTGATGATACTATTGATACAATAAGCAAAGAAGTTGAAGCAGCAATAGCTGCTGACAGAACTCTTGATGGATTGGCTAAAGATACTTATTTAGAATCCACAGAGATAGAGTTTAACAGCGAGGGAGAAAAGCCATTGGGCTATGTCTCTCTTACATTTTTAACAAACTACTATGTCAAGGAAAACGCTCCTGACGTAGCAGTTTAAGGAGATAATTATGAAAATGATTAGTCCAGACGGAAAAGTTTCTATAGATGCTCACCCTTCTAAGGTTGAGTCATTATTGAATAAGGGTTGGAAAGAAGAAGCAGCCCCATCGAAAGATAAACCTAAATCTTCTTCTAAAGAAAAGTCGAAAGACGAGGTAGAAAATGGCAACACATAAAGGAAGTGAGGGAACTGTAAAGGTTGGCTCAAATGCTGTAGCTGAAATAAGGTCTTACTCAATCGAAGAATCTGCTGATACTTTAGAAGATACTTCAATGGGTGATTCTGCTAGAACTTACAAAGCATCATTAACAAACTTCTCAGGAAGTTTAGATGTGTTTTGGGATGAAACTGATACATCAGGTCAAGGTGCTTTAAGCATTGGGTCAGAGGTAACTTTAAATGTTTATCCTGAGGGCGATGCAAGTGGAGATACGTACTATAGCGGTTCAGCTATTGTAACTGGCGTTTCAAGAACTGCATCATTTGATGGTTTGGTTGAAGCTAGTATTTCAGTTCAAGGCAATGGTGCTTTAACAGCTAGCACTGTATAAAAATGAGCGTAATAGATAAGGCTAAAGCTCATTTTGATTCTTTGGAAATCAAAGAGATTGAAATACCTGAGTGGAGTGATGGAGAGAAGGTTCTTAAAATATATGCAAAGCCATTAACATTAGCAGAGATGTCTAAATTGCAGAAACTTGCAAAAGATGATGATGTAGCGTTGATGGCTTATTGCTTAATATATAAAGCCTTAGATTCTGATGGAGAAAAAGTTTTTGATCTATCAGACAAGCACACTATGATGCATGGTGTGGATAAAGATGTTCTTGCAAGAGTTGCATTAGAAATTATGTCAACTCCAAGCGTAGAAGAACAGGCAAAAAAGTAACAGAGGATAAGGACTTATTTGCCAGATACTATCTTGCTGAAATGTTGCACTGCACATTACAGGAGTTAGAGGAAAAGATGACCTTATCCGAATTTACAGGATGGATGGCATACTTGGAAGAAAAGAATAGGCAAATAAAAAATGGCAACTGATTATAAATTAAGAGTTAAAGCATCGGATCAAACTAAGGGTGCATTTAATTCTGTAAATAAAAATATTAACAGTACACAGTCAGCTATGAAAAAATTAGCTGGTGCTTTTGCTGGTGTTTTTGCTGTTAGGCAGCTTGTTCAATTTGGAAAAGAGTCTTTAGAGGTTGCAGATGCTATTGCTAAAACTGCTGATTCAATTGGTGTAAGTGTAGAATTTTTGCAAAGATATCAATTTGTTGCACAGCAAGCAGGTCTAAGCACAGAAGAATTTAACAAGTCTATGACAGTATTTGCCAAAATGACTGGCGAAGCTGCAACTGGAGTGGGCGAAGCAAAAATGGCTTTAGAAGCTCTTGGTGTTTCATTAACTCGATCAGATGGAAAAATGAAAACCACTGAAGAGCTATTTTTAGATTTCTTTAGAGCCACAGATAGCGTTGCAGAAGCAAATAAAAAAGCAGCATATTTTTCAGATGTTTTTGGTAGGGCTGGTGTTAAAAACACAGTTATGGCTAAAGAAGGAACTGCTGCAATGCAAGATATGGCTGAAGCAGCCACTGGTATATTTAGTGAAGAAAGTATTAGAAATGCTGAGAAGTTTAATGACACCATGAACAAATTGAATAGGCAGGTTCTCAATCCCATAAAAGAAAGCCTTATTACATCTTTAGGTGTTTTGATGGAAATGGCAGAAAAAGTTGGAGTATTAGATTTTGAAGTAACAACCAAAAACCTAACTGAGCTTCGAGTCAAGATGGGGCAGCTATCAAAGGACATAGCTGAAATCATGCAACAGATGAGTCAACCAAATGCCAATATTGAGATGTTAAGTACGCAACTTAAAGAACTTATGGATTTAAGCACTAAGGTTGGCAAAAGAATAAGAGCTTTAATGAATCAGGGTGAAGATGGCGAACAAAATGCAGTTCAAGCAGCTTTAGATGGTTATATAAGCTCTTTAGGAACAATAGAGGAAAGATTAGGCAAGGCTGCAACCACATCAATGAAAAAATTTGAAGATTCAATTATAAACACCTTAAAAACAGGAAAGTCTGGCTTTAAGGATTTTGCTGATTATGTAGTTGAACAACTTTTAAGAATTGCTATACAAGAAATGATAATCAGCCCACTCAAAGGCACATTCTCATCATTCTTCTCAAAGTTTAGCTTTGATGGTGGTGGATATACTGGCATGGGTGCTAGAGCTGGTGGTGTAGATGGCAAGGGTGGATTTCCAGCTATATTACATCCAAATGAAACAGTTGTGGATCATAGCAAAGGTCAAGCGATGGGTGGAACTACAGTCAATTTCAACATATCAACAGTTGATGCTGCTGGCTTTGATCAGTTGCTAGCATCAAGAAAAGGATTGATAACATCAATCATAAACAATGCCATGAACAATCAAGGCAAAATGGGGGTTGTATAAATGTCTGGTCAATTTCCAACAGACCCTAATTTTAGAACTTTAAATTTTAGAGATAACAGACCAACGCTTTTGAACCAGACTTTATCTGGCAAAAAACAAGTAAGACAAATAGGCTCACAATATTTTTCTTTTACAGTGGCAATGCCACCTTTACAACAAGAAAAAGCACAAGAGATATTTGCATTTTTACAAAAGCAAAAAGGTTCTTTTGAGGACTTTACTATACAAGCACCATTAAACAATTTAGGTGCAAGCAAATCAGAAACAGATATAGTTGTTAATGGAGCTCATACTGCTGGTGATAACACCATAGCGATTGATGGATTTTCACAAACAACTGGAGCATTAAAGGCTGGAGATTATATTAAATTTGCAAATCATTCTAAGGTGTACATGGTATCTGAAGATGCTGATGCATCAGGTGGAGCAGCCACAGTAACCATATCTCCAAATTTAGTAGCATCTCTTGCAGACAATGAAGCTGTTACTGTAAATAAACCTAGCTTTACTGTATATCTTGAAAACAATGAAATCATGTATTCAACTGATGCTAGTGGTTTTTACAGTATTTCATTTGATGTTAGAGAGGTTATTACCTAATGCCTAGAAGTCTATCTGCTGCTTTACAAACACAAGTATCATCCACAGCTACTAAAACAGCTTTTCTAGTTGAGTTAAATCTATCATCAACAATTAGGCTCACTGATTGGTATTCTGATGTAACTTACGATTCTAATAACTATGAAGCTGGGGGTTCTTTCCTTACAGTTGATTCAACAACTGAAACAGGTCAACTACAAGTAAATGAAATTAATTTAGGATTTTCCAATATTACAGATGATGTAAGGTCATTGGTTCAAGATGGTGAGTTTACAGATAAAATAGTTGATGTTTACTTGGCTTATTTTAATTCAGATGAAACTATTGTCGGTGCTATCAATTTTTTTACAGGTCAAATAAGAAATGTATCTATAAGTGAATCTCTGGATCAATCAATTTTAAATATGACTGTGGCAAGTCATTGGGCAAATTGGAATCTAACTAAAGGCAGGCACTATTCTGACGAATCCCAGCAGTCATTTAGCTCTGGTGATAAGGGTATGGAGTTTGCTGGTCAGGTCAAAGAAGATGTTAGGTGGGGGTCTTAAATGGTCTGGGATAAGGTAGTTAAATTTTTTGCTGATGCTTATGCTGCTTACGAAGCAAGCAAAACGCTTCAAGCCATTGCTACAGTATTTCAGGTTGTAACGCTTGCAGTAGGTGTTAAAGGATTTCTTCAAGCCAGACAAATGCTCAATAAAGGGCAAGATATATTGGCGAACAAAACCTCTATGGGTGGAAAGATACCAGTCATCTATGGAACAAGAAGGGTTGGAGCACAAATCATTTATATGGATGTCAATGACAATGATTCTAGGGATATGTATGTGGTTTATGCTTTGTCAGTTGGTGAGTGTGATGAGATTTTAGGCAGAACAATTGAACTTGATGGCAACCCATTAACTGACTCTGCAAGATTTAGAAATGGTGGCTATATTGGATCAGATAAAATATCTTCTGGCTCAGGATCATTAAACACAGTCTCTCAAAATGGAACAAATAGCTTAAATCTTGCTGGGGGTACTTTTGGAACTGATCCTACTGCTAAATATAGATATGTTTTTAATTTACATCATGGGGCTGCATCACAAACAGCAGACCCCATGCTTGTTGCATCTATGCCCAATTGGACTTCATCACATAGACTAGATGGAATTTGCTACATAGCTGCTCACTATGGTTATGATAAAGAAGGAATGTGGAAAGGAGTGCCACAGTTAACAGTACAAGTTAGAGGAAAAAAAGTTTTTGATCCAAGAGACACAAATCAAACATTTGGAACTGTATCTACCTATGAGCACTCAGATAATCCAGCCTTATGTTTTCTTGATTTTATAACCAATGATGAGTATGGAAAAGGTTTAACTCAATCACAAATTAATATGTCTACTTTTAGCTCTGCTGCTAATGTTTGTGATACTTTGGTTGATCAGCCCTATTTTAATGGCTCTGCACAAAGCGTTACATGGGAAGGAACATCTGGAGATGATTTTATTAATATCACTGGAACTGGTGCTAATTCTATTTGGTGGCAGAATAAAATCGGTGAGTTAATAGATTTAGAGGATGGCTCTGGTAATCTTGTTTTAGATGGTGAAGAAATAAAAGATATACAAAGAACACAATTTTATGATGCCAATGAAGCATACTCTGTTTATTTTAATAATACTCTTGGCTCTACTTACTCTTCTCAAAGTGGCACATCTTTACTAAAGGTCAAAAGATTTCATTGCAATGGTTACTTAGATGCTAATAAGAATGTTATGGATAATGCTAAAGAGTTGCTTGCTAATATGCGAGGTATCTTTCTTTACATAGATGGTAAGTATGAGCTCTCAATAGAAGATACAGGTTCATCTAGTTTTAGTATTACCGATGATCACATTATTTCTGATTCTGGTATATCAGTTGATTATGGCAATAAAGACAAGAAGGCAAATAAAGTTATTGTTGAATTTTTTAACGCCAACAAGAAGTATGAACTAGACACAGCCACAGTTTTACATGATGCATCGCCTAACTACACTTCTGATGATGGTGGCGAGGTCTTAGAGGTTAAGGCAGAGTTCCCTTATGTTTCTGATCCTTACATTGCCTATAACATGGCAAAGGCTATTTTAACCAGAAGTAGGAATCAGACCACAATGCAGTTCTTGGGCACTCCTGAGATGTATAAACTGAACGTGGGAGACATCGTTGATCTTACCTATGCAGGACTAGGTTTTAATGGAAAGGTATGCAGGGTGGAAGCCTTAGAGCTTCAGTCAAATGGTTTAGTTGCAGTTAGTCTAATAGAATACTTTGATGTTTATACATGGGAAGTGCCACCACAAGAGCCAGTAGAAGAGCTATCTAATTTGCCCTCAGCTTTTGCTGTAAAAGCACCAACAGGATTATCTTTTACAGATAGCAGTTCTAGCTCAACAGATAGACCTTTTTTATCTTGGAATGAACCAACAGACTTTCCAGATCATCAATATAGAGTCAATGTAGTAGACAGCTCAAGCAACGAGCTTACAAATAAAATTGTTGATACTGAGTTTTGCGATCTAAACTTTTTGCCAGTTGGCTCTAATTATGTTGCTAGTGTTAGCTCAATCAACACCCTAAATGTTGAGTCAGACCCAGCCACATTAACCTTTAGCGTTGCCACAGCACCTGTAGACACTGCTGATGTTAAAGATGATGCGATTACTTTATCTAAAGCAGGAGCAGACTTAGTAGCTGCTATTAATGCTGGTGGGGCAAGCTCAACCGAGCTAATAAAAGCAACATCAGCTCCATCTACAAGAGCAAATGGTGATGCTTTGCAGGCTCAAGACTTATGGGCAGACACAAATGACAACAATCAAATTTATGTAAGAAATGCATCTAACAATGGTTGGGAAAAAGCTAGAGATTCATCTTTGGTTACTCTATATAACTCACTAAGCTCAACTGTTTCTACAAATAGCTCTAACATTTCAACAGCTCAAGGAGATATAGTTACTCTAACAACTGATACCTCAGCCAATGCAAGTGCTATTACAAGTCTTACATCAACAGTTAATAGCAACACATCAGCAATAAGCACTGAGCAAACAACCAGAGCAAATGCAGATAGTGCTTTGGCTGCTGATATAACATCTTTGACCTCTACAGTAGGTGGTAACACATCTTCTATTACAACAAACGCTACAGCTATATCCACAATAGATGGCAATGCTTCTGCTGGCTATGTGTTAAAACTTAATGCAAATGGCAAAGTAGCTCAGATGGTTCTGGGCAGTAATGCATCTTCTGGCTCAGGAGCAACAAGTATTGTTTCTTTTTTAGCTGATACATTCAAAATTGATAATGATGCAGGATCAAGCGTATCTCCTTTTATTGTAAGTGGTGGCTCAGTCTTTATTGATAATGCAAGAATCACTAATTTATCTGGAACTAAGATTGATGTTGATACTTTAAATGTAAAACAGTTTGCAAATACTAGTTCAAAAATTATCAGCCATCTAACAGCAGGAACAAAATTTGATCTTGGTCGAGATGGTCAAGCTTATGTACAAAGAACAGGAACTTACACAGGAAGCAATGCTTCTTTTGTACCAGTAACAATTACCGATGTTAGAAATAATGCAGGATATGTGGCAATCTTCTCAGGGGTTTTGGGTGATGTTAGTGGTGGCAGAGTGCAATACTCTTTAGATAATTCCACATGGGTCAATGCAAATGGAAATACCAATATTTATTGGAACGCTGGAACTTATAGGGGTTATACCTATGTTTACACAGGTCAAATAACAACCTTGAGCACATCACAATCTACTGTTTATTGGCGAGTATATTTCTCAGGTGGCTACAATCATACTCAATTATCTTTAAACGTAATGATGGATAACACACGATAATGAATACTTTTACTATTTATGATTTGACAACTGGCGAGATAGATCACTCAACAACAACTGTTGCAGATATTAATGAAGTTGGTTTGCAAGAAGGTCAAGGAATTATAGAGGGCTCTTATCAAGCAAATGAATATATTGTTGTTGATGGCGAAGCTGTTGTAAGAACAGATAACATATTAGAAATATTAAGATTAAAAAGAGATGCTTTATTAACTGAATCTGATTGGACTCAAGTTAATGATAGTCCTTTATCAGATACAAAAAAAGCAGAATGGTCTACATATAGACAAGAATTAAGAGACTTACCATCTTCTTATCAATCAACTACAAATTTTGATGATGTAGTGTTTCCAACTCAACCAGATTAAATATACAATAGGACAGAGGTAAATTAATGGCACAACACGATTACAACCTAGCCAATCAAAGTGGAGCTGACTTCAGAGCTGATTTAAACAATGCTCTTGCAGCTATAGCCACAGTCAACTCAGGGGCTACCGAGCCTTCAACTACTTTTGCCCATCAGTTATGGGTAGATACAGCAAACAGCGTATTAAAAATAAGAAACGCTGCTAATAATGCTTGGATCACTTTTGGCGTAAGCATTAGCTCATCCAATGTATTTACAGGCAACTTAACAGGCGATGTAACAGGCAATGTAACTGGCAATGTTACAGGTAATGTTACTGGAGACCTAACAGGCAACGCCGATACAGCAACCACATTAGAAACAGCAAGAACCATATCTCTATCAGGCGATGTTGTTGGTTCAGTCTCTTTTGATGGTAGTGCTAATGTAGATATATCTACAGTTGTTCAAATTAACTCTATTACTCTTGGAACTGACACCACTGGCGATTATGTTGAGAGCATATCTGGTGGCACTGGCGTAACAATTACAGGTGGAACAGGCGAAAGCTCAACACCAGTTGTTGCTATTGGTCAGGCTGTTGCTGTAACAAGTGATGTTACTTTTAACACCATTACAGCAAGTAATGAGTTTATAGGTGATTTAGAGGGTGGTATTAGGTTTAATGCTAAAGCTGATGGTGCTTTATCTGCTGGGGATGTGGTTTATATATCTGGAGTTTCTGGAGATGTGCCAACAGTAGCTCAAGCAAAAGCTGATGATGCATCTAAGATGCCTGCTTTTGGATTGGCTTTATCTGATGCAAATGATAATGCTGCTTTGCAGGTTGTAACTTTTGGAACAATAGAAAATTTAGATACTTCTGGGGTTTCAGAAGGTCAGATTCTATATGTATCTACAACAGCAGGAGCTTATACAACAACAGTACCAACAGGCGAAAGCTCACAAATACAAAACATAGGTAAGGTTATTAGAAGCCATGCTTCTGCTGGATCAATTAAAGTAGGTGGTGCTGGCAGATCAAATGCAACGCCTAACCTAGACAATGGAAAAATATTTATAGGCAATGGCTCTAATCAATCAGCAACATCAACATTAGATACTTCTATTGTTCCAGAGAATACTAATCTTTACTGGACTACAGCTAGGGGCGAATCTATGTTTGATACTAGATTGGCTACCAAAGACACTGGAGATTTAGCAGAGGGCTCTAATCTTTATTACACCACTGCAAGAGTTAATTCAGATTTTGATACTAGACTTGCAACAAAAGACACTGGTGATTTGGCAGAAGGCTCAAATCTTTACTATACAACTGCAAGGGTTAATTCTGATTTTGACACTAGATTAGCCACAAAAGACACAGATGATTTAACCGAAGGTACTACTAATTTATATTACACATCAGGTAGAGCAAATACAGATTTTGATACTAGACTTGCAACCAAGTCTACAACTAATTTAGCAGAAGGAACTAATCTTTATTACACAGATGCTAGATTTGATACAAGACTTGCTACTAAAGATACTGATGATTTAACAGAAGGCTCTAACCTTTACTATACACAAGCTAGATTTGATTCTGCTTTTGGCAATAAAACAACCAACGATTTAACTGAAAACACTAATTTATATTACACAGATGCAAGGGCTAACTCTGCTATTGATTCGAGAGTTACAAAAACATTTGTAGATAATTTAGGAGTTGTGGCTGGTAGCGTACAAGCTGATAGCGTTGCTTTAGGCACAGATACTACAGGGAATTACATTCAAACTATTACAGGCACTGCTAACAAGATTACAGTTACAGGCTCAGGCAGTGAATCTGCTGATGTAACTTTAACCCTGCCAGATGATGTGCAAATAGCAGATAGCTTAACAGTGGCAGGAAATTTAACTGTTAATGGAACGCTAACATCATTAGATACTACAAATTTAGATATAGAAGATAACCTGTTCCAGCTTAATGCAGGACTAACAGGCAGCCCAGTAAATGATTCTGGTATGTTGATTAACAGGGGTAATCAAGATAATGGCATCTTTATGTGGGATGAGTCAGCAGACAAATTTACACTAGGTCTTACTACAGCCGATGGCAGTGCAACAGGAAATATTACACTTAACTCACTTGGTACTTTAGTTGCTAACATTGAAGGTAATGTTACAGGCAATGTTACTGGTACAGTTTCAGATGTTTCTAATCACGATACTGATGACATTAGCGAAGGCTCAAGCAACCTCTATTACACAGATGCTAGGGCAGATGCGAGAGTTAATTTACAAACTGGGGCAAATTTAGATTTAAGCTCTAAATCCACATCTGACTTATCAGAAGGCACTAATGAATATTTCACTACAGCCAGAGCAAGAAGTTCTATCTCTGCATCTGGTGATTTAAGTTATAACAGCTCAACTGGTGTTATTAGCTTTTCAGCATCAGCAGCACCAGTAACCAGTGTTAATACACAAACTGGAGCTGTGGTATTAGACAGCGATGATATTGCAGAAGGATCAACCAATCTTTATTTCACAGATGCAAGAGCAAGAGCTGCTATATCAGAAAGCTCAACTCAACTGGCTTACAATTCAACCACTGGTGTTCTGACTTATACTCAGGGAGATACAGACACAGTTAGCGAAGGTTCAAGCAATTTATATTATACAAGTGCAAGATTTAATTCTGCCTTTTCTGGTAAATCAACCAGTGATCTATCAGAGGGAACTAACCTCTATTACACAGATGCAAGAGCAGATGCCAGAGTTAATTTGCAAACTGGTTCTAATTTAGACCTAAGCTCTAAATCAACCAGCGATTTAACTGAAGGTACTAATCTTTATTACACTGATGCCAGATTCGATACTAGACTAGCAACCAAAGACACAGATGATGTCTCAGAGGGTGCAAGCAATCTTTATTACACAGATGCTAGAAGCAGAGCTGCTGTTAGCGTATCAGGAGATTTAGCTTACAATTCTGGAACTGGTGTATTTTCTTTTACCGAGAGAACTGATGCAGAAGTACAAGCATTAATAACTGCTGGCACTGGTGTTACAGTTAGCAGTGGTCAGGTTTCTATTGGTCAATCAGTAGCCACATCAGCAAGCCCTACATTTGCAAACATGACATTAAATGGCACTGGCTCTATTAAAGTTCCAAGTGGCACTACAGCACAAAGAGATGGCTCACCTGCAAATGGGATGTTTAGATACAACTCTGAAGATGCACAATTTGAAGGTTATGCTGATGGTGCTTGGGGTGCTATTGCAGGTTCAGGTGGTGGTGCTTCAGCAATGGAGACCAACAACTTTACAGGCGATGGTTCTACAACTGCATTTACATTAAGCTCTAGTGTCTCTGATGAAGATAATTTATTAGCTTTTATAGAAGGTGTTTACCAAAACAAAGCTGATTTTGTTGCTTCAGGAACTACCATAACTTTTGATACAGCTCCTGCTAATGGCAGAAACATTGTTGTACATCATGTTAAATCTTCTATTAGTGGCAGCAACGTCATACTTAATTCATTTACAGGCGATGGTTCAGATACTGCCTTTACACTATCAACAGCACCACAATCAGAGAATAACACTCAGGTGCACTTAAATGGTGTTTATCAAAACAAATCAACTTATACAGTTTCTGGAACAACTTTAACTTTTGATGCAGCCCCTGCTAATGGTGTTGCTATTGAAGTTATTATGTTTACTCAGACAACAATTAATGAGCCAGCAGCAAATACAGTAGGCGTTACACAGCTTGCTTTAAGCGATGGCTCAAATGGTCAAGTGCTTACAACTGATGGAAGTGGCACTTTATCATTCTCAACTGTTAGCGGAACAACTATCAATAATAACGCTGATAACAGAATTATAACTGGTAGTGGTACTGCTAATACTTTAGAGGGTGAAGCTAATCTTACTTTTGATGGAACTAATCTAGGAATTGGTGCATCAACAGTAGATGCTAAATTGCATATTGAGGTTTCTTCAGGTGATGCTAATTTAAAACTTGAAGATGGTTCTGCAACATATATGCTTTTAGATCAAAACTCTATTGGTGGTTCAGATGTTATAAGATTTAAAACAGGTAGTAATCTTGATGAACGCATGAGGATTGATAGTGCTGGAAATTTATTATTAGGAACTACTTCTCATAGCACTGGAGCATTTGGTGCTGCTACTGGCATAAATATAAAGAAACCAAGACCACAAGTTTTATTACAAGATACTACCAATAATACAGATGCGTATTTTGGGCTTTCAACTGGTTCGCTTTTTCTAGCGACCCAAGATAATATAAATATACAATTCTATACAAATGATGTAGAACGCATGAGGATTGATAGTTCTGGAAACTTGTTGGTGGGTACTACAAGCACATTGGGGTCTTCGGCTACTGGAACAACACATATTACAGGTGGTTCAAACTCAGCAAATGAAGCTCCTTTATATCTTAGAAATCCAAACTCCACATCTGGAAGATATTGGAAAACAGGACCAACTAATAATGCTGGTTACATTGTTTACAACAATGCAAACACAGGTGTTTATATAACCTATGGTAATAATAGTTGGACTTCTGGTTCTGATGAGTCTTTAAAAGAAAACATAAGTGATGTTGGTTCAGTTATTGATAAAGTAAAAGATTATCGTTGTGTCAACTACAGCTTAAAAAGTCAGAATGCTGACACAGCAGATAAAATAGGCTTTATTGCACAAGACTGGGAAAATGACTTTCCTAATGTTGTTGATAAAAACAATGAGGGCATACTTGGCATGAAATACACAGAAACAATTCCTGTGTTGCTTAAAGCCATACAAGAACAACAAGCAATAATAGAAGATTTAAAGTCAAGAATAGAAACACTAGAGGAATAAAAAAATGGCAAACACAAAAGTAACACAAGAACTCATAGCAGATGATGCTATAGGTAGCGATCAGCTTGCTAGCAGCGTATCAGTTGCTGGTTCAGCTAGGATTGCACAAGTAGCAATCACCTCGAGCTCTAATGCAGTAGCTTGGGATTCTGTGAGTGCTGCAAATGCATATCACGTTACCACAGAAAATACGACTTTCTCAGCACCAAGTAATGCTGTAGAAGGTGCAATCATTTCTGTCGAGATAGCACAAGGTGCTACACCTTACACAATAGCTTGGAACACAGTCTTTGAATTTGCAGCTTCAACAGCACCCACTGTAACTGCTACAGCTAACAAGACTGATATCTTTAGTTTTAGATACAATGGATCAGTCTGGCAGGAAATTGGCAGAGTTCAAAACATGGCACAAACCTAATATGGAAACGCTACAGCGTACAGCAAACAGAGGAAGCATATCTACTGGGTATGATATTGATAACTCTTTGAAGTTAGAAGAAGATAACAATGAATATCTACACTACACACCATCCAGTCAAACTGATTATGAAAGATTAACTTTTAGTTTATGGATAAAAAGAACTGAAATTGGTGCTACTTCTAAATTAGCAGAGTTTGGTAATGGAACATCTAATACCAGTAATTTAAGAATTGGTTTTGATGATAGCGATAGATTATACATTTATGGTAATTCAATAGTCTGGAGAGAAAGTACCCAAGTTTTTAGAGATACAAGTGCTTGGTATCATTTATTTTTTAAGTTTGACACTACTCAAGGAACATCTAATGACAAGATTAGAGTTTGGGTTAATGGCAACATGATTGCACATACCGACTATAATACTGTTAATAATCCTAGTAGTGGTTCAGCTATGGGGTTCAATGCCACTTTGCCACAAAGCATCGGAACACAACAAGAAGGTGGTGTAAATGCTAGTACAAACTTTAATGGTTACATTGCTCAAGTTTGGTATTCAGGTGGAACGCCACCTAATGTAACTGATTTTGGCGAAGTTGACAGCGACTCAGGTATTTGGAAACCGATAGATATTAGTGAAGTTTCCATCCCAGATGCTAGTGGTTTCTTTTTAGACTTTAGTGATTCTTCAGATTTAGGTAATGATTCAAGCAGTAATAATAATGATTTTACTTTAGTCAACATCACAGCAGCCGACCAAGCAACTGACACACCTACCAATAATTTTTGTACGCTTAATGTTATATCTGCTATAGGTAATAACACTTATACAGAAGGAGCAACAAAAGGAATTGCAAACGCCCAAAACGAACAAGCTGAAGGTACTTTTATGATTAATAAAGGTAAGTGGTATTTTGAAGCACAAAATATTACATCTACTGGGGCAATGTTCGGCTTCGGTAAACCTAATAATTGGGCAACAGGAAACC